AACATGACATTCTCGAAAAACATGGAGATTTTGTTAGATCGTCCCAATGCATCACCAAAGGTAATTGTCGATGAAATCAAATCCAAACTCATGAAATTAAAACAGGGCATGGATGTATTCAGGACACCAGAATCTGTAAAGGAAAAATCAATCGGCTATCCAGAAGATGTGTCTCCAGCATATCAACCCACAGAAGAAGAATTAAAGGAAATGTTTGCGAATGCATCAGATTCGCCGGAATATAATCCATTTGTATCGCCTGACGAAACTATACCAGAATTTAGTCCACATAGTCCGGATGAACCACCGCCACAGGATTTATATTCACCACATAGTCCATCTACTGGGCCGCCAACGAATGATTATGAATTCTTAACACAACAAGCCAACGAATATTCAGTTGGCGAAGCAGTCTATTTCCGTGAAGATCCGCCCATGTATGGTCCCAATAGCAGACCTACAACGCCACGGCTATGGTACGTAAAGAGCATTGGGGATAAGTTTTTAACCATTACAACTAGCCCAGTGGATGGCTCAGATTCTCGTGAAACATTACAGGTTGTAAATGCCATGCAAATTTATAAACCCGATTTCTATTCGGCTGCGGATCAAGAACAACTAAATTCTGTTGCGGGTCTTGGCAATGAGTATGACTTAGAGGGTGGTTCAAAAGGTTCATATAGTTCTTTGCCTAATTATGCAATGGCTACGCAGGGCGGAGGTGCAAGTCCGGCGATTCATTTTGCGCCAGTTTTTAAAATCATGAATAATGGTAGTGATTTTTCGACAGACCCATTACAGAATCCAGTAGAAACAAATAGCACTTATCCTATGGCGAACATCATGGAGCAAGCACAAACCACTGGCCTTGTTGGACCATCCAATCCATTTATGGATACAATTAGCCCGCCCATAAAAATAAAACAAGATTCTGATGCGCCAAAGAAGCTCGATTTTAGCCAGTTAGTAATAAAAAAAGTCTAATATGAAAAATTGATAATTATGTAATCATAAATAGTATAATTACATAAATCATCATCATGAATAACTCAAAACTTATTGGTATCATTGAACGTCGTGAAAAACGTCTCAAAGAGAACGGATGCGATTTTACAAAAATGCATGAATATTTTGGTTTCACAAACACAAATCTTATCACACACGATATTTCTATGGAGAGAGACCAAAAAGATCCTTTTCAATATAATATTCAAGTAAAACGATACGCAAGAGATTATGATCTTATCAAAAACAATATCAAGCAATTGCCCAGAGACGTAAATAATTATATTTATGAATTTTTGGTAACAAATACAAAAATAAAGATGACTGTTAACTTACCAAATGGATATCCCTTTACACAACCACTATGGACTGTGACGGAGTTCATAAAAAACGGGAAAGGTTCTCCAAATCGTGCCCTTTTTGAAACCATGAAACATAAAATGCGATTTTGTGATTGGTCATCTACGATGTATGTTGAAAACCAGCTATTATATTATTTGTCGACGCTAACTATGTATATGTAAAACGAAATAAACGTTTCAACATTTACCCAGTAATGGATGACGAATCGAATCCCTTACTAGAAATCATTCAACTCATTGACAGTGCTATCGAATGTGACGAATACGACGAAGCCTTTTTTTTTATTCATAAAATTTGTCAGAACGTTATCCAATGCGGATAGAGATACTATTTTTCAGTACTATGCCAATGGATTGAATGTATTCGAAAAGTGATACGACAAAAAATTGAATATATCGAATCCAAAAAACATAAAGTATAATCTCTATTTATAGAAAGGTATAAATGTCCACAACTAGTAACCGTATCCTAAGTATTTATAAATCCCGTCATACAATTATTGAACTTCTTGACCACCAAGAGTACGATACCAAGGAATATGAGGGGTTTAGCATCAATGAAATTGACGCCATGGTAACGAACAATCAATTGGACATGTTGGTAACAAATCCAAAGACGCAACAAAAGGCATATATTAAGTACTATTTAAATGCGAAGCAAATCCGACCCGCCGTTCTAGAAGATATTATTGAGGATCTCTATACGATCGAAAACGTCCTTACTAAAAAAGATACCCTCATTATTATTATTGAGGATGAGCCGAATGATACCATTGTCACCAAACTCCAGTATTTGTATAATCACGATGGTTATTTCGTTATTATTCATAATATGAAGCGCCTTCAATTCAATATTTTGAATCATAAGCTGGTGCCTGAATGCATTATTTTAGACGAACCCGAGATCCAGACTCTCAAAAAGAAACACAACATCAAAGACTTGAAGCAGCTTCCAGAGATTTCTCGGTTTGATCCACAGGCGCTTGCCATTGGATTGCGCCCAGGTCAAGTCTGTATGTTTAAGAGAGAAAGTGCAACGGCGATGTTTTATGAATATTACAGATTGTGTGTATAGCGAACCGGATGAAATATTTATCTCAAAATATATAAACAAAGAATCTATATGGCAAATACAATTTTAGTGGGCTACAGTCCGAATGATTTTTTTTATGCGGATGCCGATTCGCAGGGAATTATGCCAACGCAAGATCAATGTGACGCTTTAAACCCGTATTCATCAAAGTGGGATAAGGATTGTAACGCAATCCATTTTGGTGAAAGAACGCACCCAGAAGATGAAAATAGTAAAGAATTAAACGCCGACAAATGCATAGAAAAAGAACTCTGTAAAAATAGGGATTACGTATCGAATCTCTATACTGTGGAAAAAAAACATTCTGGATCCAATGAAAAACTCTTTAATGTGAAGGATAAATACGACGCCGTATTTATTGATACCGTAAATTTAGGAATTGGCTGTATATTTTTGGGCATCATTATTTACAACAATCGATAAGCAAAACTATTTATCTGAATAATATAACTAGTTTTATTAAATGGCAACAAATCAAGCAATGGAATTTCTTAATAAACAAACAAAAAGTTTGAATTTAGCAAATGAACAAATCGTAAAGGATATACAAACGTTATCGAATGTGCCTATTACAGATTTTAAAGTATTAGAAATTGCTAAGAATATAGACAACTACGGAACGCCGTTATCTAGTGGAAACGATGCATTAAAATTGATGAATTCGAATCGAAGTTATTTTTCTTCTTCTGACATATCCACGTTTAGTAGTCTTTTAACAACTTTGAAAATTAATTTCGAAAGCCTTCGATCCTGTTATACGAATGGGTTAAGTGGGTATACGTGTAGCGGGTCGAGCGGGTCGAGTGGAACTACTAGTTCGACAAGTTCGACTTCGGCTCGTGGATCAAGTGGTTCGTCTGGAACAAGTACAACTACTAGTTCGGCGCAAACTACACAAGAAAACTCGAATAGTGCTGTAACAGCAAGCGATTACGAAGCTAGTTTACTTACATTTACTGGCGGAAATCGTGAATTTTTCCAAGATTATTCTTCTTTTGGTACTATATACGGAAAAAATATGCCCGCCATTGAAGGGTTGACGTTTATGGATAATTATAACATAGAATTACAGTTAATTACACAACTCAACGAATTCAATAAAAAATACGATCGATACATAAAATGCAATGATCCCTTTAATAATGCGGGTTGTGCTCAAGAAGAAATTTGTATTAATAAAAACCCTACAATAACAGTGGATAATTGTAAACCATTGTCTGATGTTTATAAAATGGCAGGAGAGATAAATACGACCTTTTCCACGTTACGTGGCACAAATAATAACCCATATAATCTTGGATCCGCTCCTATTTACCTGACTCCGAATCAATATGAAACGAGGTATCAACAAATTATTCAAAATCATGATTCGGTAATTAAATTACGAAATGAACTAGACAATAAAGTCAAAATTCTCTATAACCCTGCAAAATCCATAGATGCGGATTATAAAAAATCCTTAGATGCGACTGTCTATTCTGGCATTTTAATTACTGCTTTAGCGACATCTATATTATATTATTCTTTTAATCATTTATAAGTAAAAAAACTTCTCAAAATATATTAGATACTCATATATTTTGTGATGGAATTAAAAAAAAACAATGTCATTCCGTTGCAAATCATTCCAATACCATCATCCAAAGTGTCTTTTAGTTCAAATAAACTTATTGTTGAAGATCCAATCATAGATAATAGTTTAAATTTTACCCACACGGGTACATATACCGTAACGTCTTCTTCTTTTGCAAGTAATAATACACTTCCTTATAACGCCTTTAATAACATTAGCAGTAAATATTGGCAATGCGATTATACGAATAACAAGGATTTTGGAAACACAATACCTCCACCAACCTATACAAAAGCTTATACGAAAAATCCATATACGAATTCGGCTACTGGAAATTCGGCATATCAAGGCGGCGGTTCCTCGGAGAATAAATGGTCAACTATAATTGGACAAGGTTCTAACGGAGGAGCCGGAGGTAAGGGATCGGATACAACGCCAATATTCGGCGAATGGATTCAAATACATATACCAAAGGAAATTCCCGCATATCTATTTCGTTATAGTATTTTAACGCCTATTCCTAAAGGAAACGCATTGACGTTTCCAACAAAATTTATTATTTTAGGATCGGAAACGGGACCCGATAAAGAAGGTGAAGCATATAACTGGCAATATGTTGACCAACAGAATTTGTCTACACCAAAAGATACGTCTTCTCAAGTTCCAATTGTGTTTAATTTGAATTCAACAAATAGTTATCATTACTATCGCCTCATTATCACAGAAATGCCTCCAAATAATAGTATTGTTCGCATTAGTCAATTTACAATAGATGTTATGCCTATTTTAACTATAAACCGTGACGCCTTTACTACAATGAGCAATTCAGACATGGGGTTTCGTTCATTACAATATTTTAATTTACTCGATTCTCATCGCAACAGTCATTATGTTGATTATAAACTATCTCAACCATTGCAAGACAAAAAAGTCGAAAATTATATGTTAGAAAACGGAATTTCAAATAAAAAAGAATCCGTTGACCAATACGTTCTCTTACCTGGTTTTTTATTGTCCATTTTAGCAATATCCATATTAGTCTATTCTGTGAAAAACAAATAAACAAATGTATTTTATTATATACATAATTATATAATAAGGTATGTCAACGGATTATGATACAAACTCATCCAAATTAAGAAATTCATTGTTTAATATAAAAACGGATTATGCCTTTACTTATTTTAAACCCGATTCTAGTCAAATTACCGTGGCAGATTTGAATTTATGTTATGCTGGAAAACCAGATCCTTCTATTCAAATGCATGATATAAATATTGATTTAAAAGGACCACAAGTTTATCATACAAACAAAAGTTGCAAGCTCAATGCCTCTTTATTACAAGCTAAATATATTAATACCGATCAGCAAAATATCTTTACGAAAACAATCGCCAATGGATTAAAAAAACAAGGATTAAAATTTGTTGTTGTAGATGGGTATTCTCTAGGTAACCCCAAATATTTCTTAAATAAAAACAGTTCTTATTCTGATTTAGCGACGAAATTTGATACCATAGCAAACGCAACAAAAAATTTAATTTCTGATCCCGATTATGTAAAGTACTCCGTAGAGTGGTATGGATTTTTTTGTCCACCTGTAACAGGAAATTGGACGTTTAAAATATCGAGCAGTAATAATAACATCGGATATGTTTGGGTTGGTGATATCGCAATTAATGATTATGCAAATAGTGACTATATTTCTCCTATAGCAAAAACAACCTCTTCAAGTGGTGGACAAACATCTTTAAATATGAATCGTTATTATCCCATAAGAATTCAGTATGGCAACCAATCAAAAGGGGATATTTTTGTATTAAAAATAACTGGGCCAAATGGGCAAGACGGCATTCCTTACTTATTTAATCTTTATAATGCAGATGGCACGTTATTTGAGAAATCTGTTATTTATTATTCCTTGATTGAGTCAGATCCGAATTTAACATCAAAAGGTCTCTATAATTGTTATGTAACTCGACCAGATGCCGAGACCTATAAACAGTTAAAAAACAATACATCGTCTTCTATATATGAAACCGTGTGGAGTTTGCTCGATGAAGCGGAAGCCAGAGACAATAATAAGTTAAACTCAAATAATTATTTGGCAATTGATAAAGACACGGGGGTTATTTCACTCTATGGGAGTTCAGGCATTTTAAAATCTTTAACCGATTACACTGGCAATCCTATAAAAAGCACAGGCAATATCAAACTTGGCGATGATGGATTGCTCCAGGTGGAAAATTCCGAAGGCGTATATACTTTGGTATCGAAAAGCAATGCCGGGTTGGATACGCCACAGCCCGATGCTACAAATAATAATATGAATAACACCTTTAAAATTACATCGAATCTATCTATGACAAATCGCACAACACCTTTTATTTTATTGTCAACGAACAAAAATTATATGTTATCCATAACAAAATTAGGAAATTTGGCGATAGTGCAAACTAGTAAGGCATGTAAACCGACAAATTCGACCGATTCTAACGTTCATTATACTAGCAGTTCGACAAGTGATCCAAACAGTCGTTACTTATATCGCATTAATGGTGATGAAAAAATGAATAATTTATATATGGTAAATAAATCAAAAGAAACGTTGTTGCCTGTAGAAAAAAATCCAACAAATATTGTATTGCTTCAAAATCAATATACTCCCTATTCGGGATATTATCCATCAGAAACAATTGATGATGTAAAAAAATCACAACCGGAATGCCAAGCAGAATGTGACTCTAATCCAGCATGCTCTTACTATTATGCATATACAAGCGGCGGCACATCTTTTTGCAAAATTCATGTCTCGACTAGCTTTGGTTCAACGCTTACGCCGCCGTCATTTGCTCCAAAACAACCTTCGAATACAGGCGAATCTACGTTATATCTTCGTAATTATGGGATGAATTTATCACCTACCGATGCAAGAACTGCCGTACCGAACGTTCAATCTAGCGATTATGCACAGTATCAGCAATATGAATTGTTGGCCGATAAAAAATTTATTTTGGCTGATTCTAAAAATATTGGATATAATGGTTTTGATACACCATTGCGAAATCAATTAGTAAGAAACTGGAATTATATTAAGGGTTCAGGTCAACCATTAAACTCCCCGGAAATTGAATCCTTTGATACTCATGAATATCAAAACTCCGAAGACGTTCGCAACTTAGGCGGAAATCCAGGAAACGATAAAAACTTACCAGACGAAATCATAAATAAACAGATTCATCCCATGATTTCTGTTGCGCAAGATTATGCGGCGTTACAACAGGCCATTCATGATAAATATTATAGTATTGGAAGTAAATTAGATAAGGTTTCGAACACAAATCGAACTGGCATTCGAGATGAGTTGCAAGATGATCCGAATCAGATCTATGATTTTAATGGAAATACATTTTACTATGGCTCGAAAAAACCGCAGAAACAAGATGCACTTAAAGAGGATATTAATATTATGCTTACACAGACAAATGATTTATTTATATTGGGGTCGTTAACAATAGCGTCGTTATTAATCGCAGCAATTTACTTTGTTAAAGAGTAAAGCGTCGGAATTCTTTACTCTAACTCGTAGAGTAAAGAGTAAAGCGTCGGAATTCTTTACTCTAACTCGTAGAGTAAAGAGTAAAGCGTCGGAATTCTTTGCTCTAACTCGTAGAGTAAAGAGTAAAGAGTCGGAATTCATTACTCTAACTCGTAGAGTAAAGAGTAAAGAGTCGGAATTCATTACTCTAACTCGTAGAGTAAAGAGTAAAGCGTAAAGAGTCTTAGCATGGTAATTCTCAGACGAATATCATTCGGTCACCCGCTACAATGCGAAAAAATATGTTTCGTATTATATATATGTCTAATCCGAATCCGCCATTATTTGATTTAACCGGTGTTTTTCAGGCGCAAAAAAATTACGTATCAAATTTACCAAATCTGCCAGCTACAGATACTACAGTAGCCGATTCATTAACCAAGGTACAAACTAATTTAGACGCTTTGTATAATGATTTCCAACAAGGATCTGGTTCAAGCAATGCCATATTAGACCATCAAACACAAATGGATAACGTTGTTACAACTGAATTAGATCGTCTTCAAAAAAAGAAAACAAAAGTTGATCTTGCGATTGAGGGCCAAAAACGCATGGTTCAATTAAACGATAGTTATCGCAAAAAATATTCCTATTACGTAAAAGTTATTGTTCTTATTATTGTTTTCCTTGTGTTTTTTGTGGCATTAAATATGGCAAGTAGTTATTTCCCATTTATACCCTCTTATGTATTTGATATCTTTTATTTCCTATTGGCAGTCGTCTTTATTTTCACGATTTATTTTATTTATTTAGATATTATTTGGAGAGATAATATGAACTTTGATGAACTCGCATTTAACCCCCCAAATATCACTGATCCTGCTGCTGTTGCTGCAGCACAACAACAATCTTCTAAAATGGGTAACTTATTAGGAACAATTAATGTAATTGGATGTGTAGGAAACAATTGTTGCGACCCTGCTACGGCTATTTGGGATGCAGGAAATTCAGTTTGTAAAGGAATATCGCATTTTAGCTCCATGGGCGATATTTCTGTAACAAATGACGGACCTGTTCCAAATTCTGCATCGGAAGGAGGACAATATGCATCCTATGAACGTTAATGTCAAATAAATATGTATTCATAATATAACTATTAAAATTATATTATGGGATCCGGGTCATCTAAATCATCGTCTTCGTCTTCGTCATCAAGAGGAAGGAGTAGTAATAATTTTGCAAGCGATCAAATTGAACGGGACAGATTAACATATCAAAATAACAGTCTAGAAGCTGAAAAAAGAGGGTTAGAAAGAAGTTTGAATGGTGTCAAAAATTCCAACCGTTTGTTAGAAAATAGTATTGATACCCAAAAAACGAAACTCAATAATGAAAGTGCCGAAAATAACAATATAATCTCAGACCAAAATAGTAAGGTTAATGCATGGACATCAAACAACAAGGAATTGACGGGCACAAATATTCCAAACCAACAATCCGTTGTAACAACAGACGAAAGCACCATGTCACTCAACAAAATGACGGTAAGGGGAAAGATATTTGATTATTTAAAATCGAAATTAAAATCTATACACGCAAAACAAGAATATTATAATGCTGTTAAAAACGAAAATAATGTAATTGTGGATAAAGTCTCTACCATTCACGAAACGTCTTCGGGCGATGAAGATAGTTTACAACACAAACAGACGCAAATTGGTGACCTCATTCATATCAATACATTTTTATTTTTCCTCTATTATGTATTGTATTTTTATTTTTGTTTTTTAGTGTATTTTATGAAAAATATATCTGTATACGCCAGAGTGTTTTTTGTTTTTATCTTACTACTTTATCCATTCTTTATTATTGATGTTCAAACATTTTTTTACTATTTGGGAAACCGTTTATATTTGAATATAAATTCGGTTTACAGGATTGAAGATATACATTGATACACCTACGTTGAATAAAAATCTATCTTTAATATAACTCATGGGTCAAGACTTATCCCAATTACGAAATACTCGTGATCGTTTAGAAAATGAAAACAGAAGTTTGAATTCTCAGATTGCAGATCAAAATCGAAGAAACGCCAATTTAACTCGTGATTCAACATCTTTAACTGAAAAATATAATACAACTATGAAAAATTATAAAATTAAAATTGCGGGGTTAAACCAACAAATTCGTACATTGCAAGAATTAAATGTAAAATATACGAAACAATTAAAAGATTTAACCGCCATGCATGAACCCAATGTTGGTCTAATTAATAGTTATAAACATAAAATTAATGAAATTAATATTAAAATTGGCGAGTTAACACAAGAGATCATTGGTAAAGTAAAGGGATCAGATGGTAATTACATATATGTGCCAGGAACTTATACCAATCAATATTTTGCGATTATGAACCAAAACGAAATATTGACGAAACAAAAAAAATCCCTTGAAGATGTCTATTTGAATTATAATACACGATCGAACTTTTTTTCGGACGCATTTAGTTACCTTGATTATTACAATTCTATTCTATTTTATATTTATTATATTTTAGTTTTCATAGTATTGTATTTATTATATTTTAGAACTCCTTCCTGGACTTGGTATTTTAAACTTATACTTGGTATCATCGCCTTGTTATATCCGATTATCATAAATACATTAGAGCATTATTTATATTTGACTGGAATATTTATTTTAGCCATCTCTACTGGGACGCCATATCAGAAACAAGGGGCTAGTTTTAAAGATATTATTACTCGATCTACCGATTTGTCGGTCGATAAATAATACATGTTTTTTCATAAAAAAATATGTATATTGTTCGGTTTTTACATTAGGTCCGCAGTATCTACATCACCATCTGTTTGCGAATCAGCATCCGAATCGTCTGCATCTACATCATCACGCTCATATTTAATCTTCACACCCGTCCACATCTGATTCTTCTGGCGACCAAACTCCTTATCCATGTACTCATGCAAGTCCTTCGGACTTGGGCCACGACCACCATAATTCGCCATATACCAGATCGAAAACTCATTGTTGAGCTCCATCTTCTTGATACGACCATTAGCATCCTTAGCCACACGATCACGAATGAATTCAGAGATGTAATCCTGGCTCTGACGGTACTCATTGCTCTTCGCCATCACAATATCACAATCTGTTACCACGCCACCCGTCTCATACATAATATTTACCAACATCGCAGCAAATACCTCTTTCCACTCATCGAACTTCTCATCAATGTATTTGTCGAGCTTGTACTGGTACGGCTTCTCCTTATCGCCTTGAATCGGATTCTCTGTGAAAAGTGCCTTGAAAGGAACCGCACGAATACGTCTCCAAGTTCCATGATCATTTGCCTTTACACCCATCAATGTGTTGCAAGTAACGACCAGCTTGAACTGAGGAATAAAGGAAATTGTCTGGGGCATGTATGGCGCACGACCTTGGAGCGGATCCTTACCACTCGTAAGCTGCTTCATCATACCTTCATTAATTACGTCACCCTTTGATGGCTCCTGCATGACTGCATAACGCTTACCCTTGAGTTGAACAATCTCCGGCGCAAGGCCACCGACCTTACCACGCTTATCTGTCACCAATGTTAGTGGAACATCGCCCTTATAATCACCAAGCACCTTGGCCAACAGGTCTACGAGTACTGATTTGCCGTTTGATCCAACACCAATATACATATTGAATGTCTGGTTTGCCGAAGTTCCACACAAGGTCGACGCCATATGTTGCCACATATACTGACATAGCTCTTTTTCTGGGAAAAGCTTATTCATAAAATCATGAATATCGTCCATCGTCTTTTGATGAATCGCCGGATTCAGAGGAATATAATCAATATTTGTACACATTGAAATGTTGTCCTCAGGCTGACCCTTACGGAATATCTTCTCCTTGAAATCAATCACTCCATTCTTAAAACACAACAAATACGGATTCGTATCCATCTTTGCCAAAAACGACCCATCATAGAAGAGTTCCTTCGCCTCCGTCATAATGTTCTTTTTATCGTTTGTGTTTGCGAGGCGCTGGCAGATATTCAAAATACGGATTGATCTTGGCTTTCCAACCTCCTCTGCTTGCGTCGGCTGAACTGGCTCAGAAATCGTACGACTTTCCTCTTGCACATCATCCGTTGTAATTGTATTCATCAAGCCAATCGTCTTCTGATTATAGAGATCACGAAGTTGTACTGAAATCGCCTTTCTCAGTGTCGTGCCTGAATCAATCTCTGACCACCTATTGTTCTTATACTGATACCAAATATTCGCCTTAACACTTACGCAAACAAATTCGTGTTTATAAAGCTGATACAATACGTTTGCCAAATCAAAATCGCCACACCCCGTTCGATCACTATCCTTTTTTGATGCACCCGACGACTTGATCGTCTGCTCCACGTAATAATCGATGGTGCGCCTTCGGACCCGCTCATACTCCTCCTTAGCATCCGTCTTTGCCCAGTGAATCAGCGATAGCTTTGTCAACCCACCATGTTTTCGGAGGTCGAATCCTGCCCATTTTTCACATAGCTCTCTCACACTACTATACTGAAAATTCTTGGCTTTTGCCGAGAACGCTAACCAAACAATCAGCAGCTTCGGACTCGTATTTTTCAAGACCCATCCTACTCGAATCCACTTACTGTAACTTCCGTCGCCATAATACGATTCTGGTAAAATATTCACGAATTCGTAGGTCGCCTTGAGTTCGTAGTCTAAATGTGATTCTGTGACACTATCCAAAAACTGGTTGAGAGCATAAGCCATCTCCTCTGCGTTCGAAATCCTTGATAGTGAGGAGGTATCCAAAACGAGATTCTGGAAGATGTTGGGTGCCGAGGTAATTTGATGTAGTTGATTTGATAATGGCGCTGCTTGCGTTCCTCCTTGCGTTCCGATACGATTCACTGTCTTAAATTGCTCACATCTTGCGATAAATTCGCTCTTCATAAACAGCGACAGATGATTTTCATATCTTACGGAAAGCTTTTCTATGTTGTCTTCCAAACTGAAATTCTTGACAGGAATCTCCTCACGCATAAATTCGCAGTCTGAATCATCAAATGTGACCTCGTAGACATGTGTCAACTGATAGCGCTCATGGTTTGGCTTCCTAGAACCATAAAGCTGCCAATTCACATGTCCCTTACTGATTCCCAAATCAAACACGTCCTCCCATGTATTCGTCTTTGGAAAATCCGACCACATTTCCTGCGCCCTCACCAACATTTTTTGACGCAAGAGTTGCTGCACAACATGGTCTGCCTGGATTCCAAAAATCATGTGAATGCCATCCTTGGTCTTATTTTCCTCCTTTAAACGATTCACACTCGGTTTCTCGAATACATAGACAGGAAACTTCGTATTCTCATCGAGCTGATACATCTTTTTGAATTCTTCTAAATATCCGTCGATAAGATCCTCTATGTGTTCTTTTGTATATTGCCGTTCATCCACTTCATAATCGTGTCGGAAATCAATATCTACTAAGATTGGGCCATTTCCATTCAACTGTTTTTCTGTCAAATATTCCTTCTTCTTTGGCACGATAACATCACGATAATATAGTTTTAGGAATGTCGAATATTCAGCCTGAGGAATATGATAAGAACCGCCATAAATATTGGATGTCTTATCTCCTATCCTGGTATTCGTAATTGTCTTATCCGATCCTTTTTGTATTGTATGTTTTGATAAAAAGTCGTTTACATCACGATAACTATTTTCGGTGGGTATGATCGACTCGGCTTTGGAATTCATAGATTCCGCACGTCTTGGATATATAACTGTTATATTTTTATCCTCTTTTCGAATAATCAATTTTTTACGGGCGGATGATTTATTACACCTTGTGATTGTTCAAAACGACAACAACGTTGGTGTAAATGATTACAAGGTAACGTTGACATTTTGAGTTGAAACGCCAAAATGTTGTATACTATTAACAATTTATGCTACTGTTTTTATTTGTTTTTTGTTAGGATCATTAAGAACATTAGGACCGTGGAAACACATCACTGCCGAAAGACGTTTCACTTGTTACCAATATACAGCGAGATCCATAGAAAATGTCTCGTTCTTTTAGGTAGTCGTTGATGGCATGATCTGTGCACTTTCGGAATCCGTATTTATTGAAATATTCCGACATGTTTTTGGCTCCACGTTTTGTCAAAATATATGCCAATGTGCATGGATTACATGTGTGATTTAACTTTACAACATATGGGTTTACGATTTTTTGGGCTATTTTTGCATCATCATTTTTAGAGTCTAGATTCCATGGTACAAAATCACTATACATTGCGTATTCATGCATACCTAAATTTACCATTTCTGCATCTTCTGGTAAATTATTCATAATGTTGTTTACGTAGTCGACGAAACCTGTCTTGAGTTTGGCATCATCTTGAAAGACAATGATATTGTCAAGACCGGTTTTAAGCATATTTTCTAAGATTGTAAAATGGCTCATTTGATTGCATATAACTGTGCTTCTGTAAGGATATTGTAAATAGTCTGCGTTTTTGAATAATTTGAGAGTTGTTTGAGGGAATTGGTGTGTCTTGCCATCAAATGCTTCAAACCGCTCAACCAAATTTTGGTCTATATTATGTTTCTGGCATTGAGTTAAAAAATGGGCCTTACGATCTGGGCGCCTAGCTAAGTTGATATAAAAAATCTGGTCGATTTTGTCAATTTTTTCCATACTTTTTAGGAATAAAAAAATGTATTTATATCTGTTTTTCTTCATGTTTATAGTCTAGAAACTGGATGCAATGGGTTTACTTGTCCATTTGGCCAATCGTCATATTTATGAGTTTTTGTATGCTTATTCACTGAGGCTCGATCATCCTCCTCGTCCTCTTCAGAACTATCCTCCTCGTCCTCTTCAGAACTATCCTCCTCTTCATAATAATGATTTGAGGATCCCTGATTATAACTTATGATACCAAACTTTGATGATGATTATGAATTATTATGGTTCAACAAATAGTTTTGTAATTCTATTTCCAAAAAACTCATCATTTAATAGTGTGGCTATTTCATCTCCCTCCATATCTTCAGAAGAATCTCCATAAAATGGATCTACCATTTTACCAGTAAGTTTAGAAAACATATAACTATATGATCCAAAATTGCACTTTATCATTTCATCTGCTGTATTTTCTGAAACCAAATTTTTAGTATCAATTTCAAATTTTACATATTCACCGCCATCCATATTATCATAGTTCGCCTTTGATATAAAGTTGGCGAATGAAGTTAGAGTTTTTTCATTACCTGTATATTGTATAAAATATACAAAAGATTCATTTTCTTTACTATTAAATTCATGCAATAAAACAAACTTCTTATCTACTCCTCCTGTTTGTACTTCCTCCTGCATTTTAAAATAATTTTAAACGTTTTGTAATAATTTCTTTTTAATCAAATTTTTTAATCAATTTTTTAATCATTTTTTTGATTTTTTATGCCAACAAAAATCGGCGTTTGAAATGAAAAAAGGTGTAATACTATCTATAAAAAAATTGAATCCATAAAACTGTTTAAACAAAATACAACATAGATATATACAAAACATGAAATTCTGCACCAAATGCGATAATATGTACTACATTGGCATCAATGCCACGGACGCAAATCAACTCACTTATTATTGTCGTAACTGCAAACACAAGGATGAAACTGTCACAGAAGAGGGCATTTGTGTGCTTGATACACAATTTAAGCAAGGTGAGCAAAAGTTTAACCATATCATCAATAAATATACGAAAATGGATCCAACACTTCCTCGTATTTACAACATGAAGTGCCCGAATGAGGAATGCAAGTCGAATTTAGCAAAAACAGTTCCGGAAATTATTTATATGCGTTATGATGATGCGAACTTGAAATACTTGTATATTTGCACGGAATGCGATACGACCTGGAAGACGAATGAGCAAGCGTAATTTTGATCTATATATGTTTCATTCCATATTTTTTATTGAATGAAAAAATTGAACAACAAAAGCCAAATCTATTTAGAAATATCCCCCACTATTTTATTATAACAATGGACCCCGATGAAGATTTTGAATCTGGCGCTGAGGAATCTGGTGCGAGCGATTCTGAGAATGAAGGCGATGTCCCGACAATAACTAAGAAAAAGGCTGCTATCCCCGCAGGAACAGTTGCGGATGATAGTGATGTTGAGCCAGATGATTCAGAAGCAGAAGATGATGACGATGTTAGTGACGCAGATGAAAACGGTAGTGATGTGGCTAGTGATATTGGTGAAGAAGCTGCGGATCTTTTGGATCCTGCTCGCCCATTTTCCGAGTTTGATAATGATTTTAGTGACGACGAAGATGAAGAAGAGGATGA